TTCAAAGGCTTCTTCTGCTCGGCTTGCAAAGCCTGACGTTTTCCCCCCGAACTTTCTCACCTGTTGTACATCTTGTAAATCCAAGTGTTAAGCAGTGCCACTATCATCAACGTAGGCACGTAGCAAAATACCAACTCCCACTCCCTCAAGTGTATTGGAGCTAGTAAGATGTAGTAAAAAGTTCCCCATATCGAAGCCATGCAGGTTACACACGCGAATAAAGGCTTTGCTAGATGGGTCTTCCAGTTCTTAACGGGTCGAAACAACTCATCTACATCATGCAACTCCTCATACCAATCTTCTGCGTTATAGCTCGTGAAATGGCTTAGTAGTGCATTAATGACGATATGCGTACCAACACAGGCGGCTGCAATAACAAGGCAGAGTAATATCATGCCGCTTCCATTGTTACGGTTGACTGTTCTACTCTATTTCCATCCGCATCAAATACATCAACAAATCTTTGAATCACACAACTAACCGAAGTTGTCAGGTCTGGGAGCGTCCAATTAACTTGCTCGGATTGCGTTAATGATTCCTCGTTAAGCCAGATTCTATAAGTCGTGTTAGGTGCTAATGAATCTTCGTGTTGTAGAGTTATGAGGCTAGCCCCGTCCGTGGTGGTCTCATACCTCTTTACCTGTCTAGTAGCTAGGTTCTCAAAGTAAACGTAAAGGTTGGTAGTGTTGGAAGTGTACCTACCCATTGATATTCTACCGTTACACCTAGTTAAAGGCTTCATTTGTGTACACGCTTCACACGCCATCTTTTCCGTTTATAAATTCTACACTTAGCTTCTTGAGGTCTTCTTTATCGAAGTCAATCTTAGACTCTGTTCTACTTCCGTTTAATCGGTGTGCTTCATCGTCGGAGCAGATCAATTTCATTAGGGCTACTTGAAGAGTCGCATTGTCTGATGCATACCACTTCTTTCGCATACTAACCTTAGTACTAACCTTGTTAGAATCTAAAGCCTCTTTTATCTCGTCTATTTTATCTAAGCCCTTGTTATACAGCGTTGCCCTACATTCTTTAACGTAGTGCTGTATTTCATCAAAGAACATTAGGTTGTTCTCTTGTATTGCTTCTAAAGCCCTCGCTTTTAGATCAGCCATTACCGCCTCGATTTAAGACACTCATACGCAATGCTCCCCAAGACGTAAGCCGTCATGATAATAGCCAGTATCTGTAGTGGTGTCATTGGTACAAAATTAATCAATTTCCGTCAACCTGTGATAAATGCCACTATCGCGCCACTTATCAAACCGTTGGCAAACATTAAAACGACACTTCGTTTTTGCCAACATCAGATAAAAACACATGCTCTGTCAGTGCATCGTTCGGGTGTAGGTGTTTAGCGTCCATAATTAAATATTCCCACGCACAATTACGGCTTTGCGTATGGGGCATTCTCTAACCTTTCCATCATCGCAAGCAACTGTTAGGTATGTCGTTCCCCAAAAACTTTTGGTTGTCCCGATAACATCGCCCTCGTAATCAACATCAAGCAATGATAAATCTTCACTCCAATACATTTCTGGTATAGTATGCAATGGCCTAACATATTTCCATTTAACTCTCATCCGTTTATGAATTTATCATGCTTTTCGTGGTAGATGTTTGCTTGCTCATCGGGTATCTTCATAAGTTCAGATTGCCACACCTCGCTCTGCGTTATTTCTCTGTATGTAATCCATGATTTTGTTCCTTCGTTCCACCTCATCCATACTGGCTTTCCGTAGTACATTCTGCACCAATACGGTCTATTGTTACCATCGATGAATACAAACCCTTTTTCGTCTAATTTCTCTAAGGCCATCGCTCAATATTTAATTATTACTGTATTGCTTCGTAGTTAGTTTTGTGCTGATATACCGTGCCAGTGTACAACACACGCTATAGCCCATACCCTTCGGGATACGTGCCATAGCTACATCGTTGAATGAAAATCGGTCTACATTCACCCGTCAATAATAAACGTTATTTTTGACAAATGCAAAAGTATCTAGGTTACATTATAGCCGTTGCACTACTAATCGCTTTCTTCCTGTTCAGAGGTTGTGGCCCTGATAACGTTAGAGTTGAAACTGAATACATCTACGACACAACCGAGCGTGTTATTATTAAGGAGATTCCAAAGGTTGTTGAAACGATACACTACCGCGAAGTCCCAAAACTAATAAGAGATACTATTACGCTAACCAAGCACGACACGTTAGCGATAGTAACGCAATGGATGGACAGTCTAAAGACGTTTGAGGACGTTAGGCGGGACACTAATATAGAGGCTACTATTACTGATACCATCTATCAAAATGAGATTGTTGGGCGTTCATTTGCTTACAAGATTCTAAGACCAACGATAGTAAACACCTACAAACCAGACCGTTTTCAGTTAATCTTATCGGCTCAGATGGGAACGGGTATTAGTTACAATAACGAATTTAACTCTATATTTGGGGGCGTGGACTTAGGATTGAAGTTTAAAAGTGGGACTTATTTCTCATTAGGCTACATGGCTGGGGAGTCACACTTTGCCACGTTAAGAGTAGGACAAGTAATAAGACTTAAACGATGAACAACGGAAGGTTACGACTAGACCATATTAGAAAACTTCACCCCAACCTATCTATGAGTGAGGCTTTGGACTTGCTGAAATTTGCGAGGAAGAATACCATTACGCATATTGAGTGCTATGGTAACGGTGAAATCATTTACCCGAAGTGGTTATCTAAATCAAAATGACCGAGACCTGCTACCCTTCCTGCAAATGCGTTAAGCGGTTCGTTGACCACTTTCTAAAGATAAACGCAGCGAGACAGGCGAAGCTAGGAATAGGCTCAACAGACGAAGAGAAACAAGCGGCTAAGGACGAGTGGTTAAAAGACCTTGAATTGATAAGGATACTAGACCCTGTTTTAGCTAACACGCTACACGCCCAAGACGACTGAAAACATGGCAGGAAAACGAACAGTATCAGGTGAGACTATCTTAGAATATCTTAATGATTCAAGATGGAAGAACACCCCTACTAAGTCATTAGCTAAGTTAATCTATAAAGAGAATCCAGAGGTATTTCGAGATGTTGAGCATGTTCGTGCTAGGCTTAGATACTATAAGGGTCAATCGGGTAAAGAACTTCGTGAGAAGTTATCAGATAGGTCGCACACAACAAAAAGAGCAGAGGCGGCTATTGCTTTAGGCATACCAAACCCCTACGGGTTACCTGATTCAGATGAGGACGAATGGGATGCGTATGTATTGCCAAAAGCGTGTACTAGAATCCTACTTCTTTCTGATATTCACGTACCATACCATAATATTGAGGCAATTACGAAAGCGATTGAGTACGGAAAGGAAAAGAAAGCCAACGCGATTGTATTCAATGGCGATACGGTGGACTGTTACGCCTTGTCTCGATACGAAAAAGACCCACGAAAGCGAAGATTCGCAGAAGAGTTAGAAGCCACCAGACAGCTTTTAAAGGTCTTTAGAGAGCAGTTTCCTGGAGTTCCTTTTTACTTCAAACTTGGCAACCATGAAGAAAGGTATGAGGCTTACATGAGATCAAAAGCGCCTGAGTTATTGGGCGCGCCTGAGTTCACCTTAGACACCTTATTAAGGTTTGGTGAGCTGGGTTGTGATCTAATACAGGATAAGCGGATCATAAAGGCTGGTAAACTGAACATCATGCACGGCCACGAGTTCGGGCGGTCTGTCTTTAGTCCTGTTAATCCAGCACGAGGTTACTACATGAGGTCAAAGACTACAGTAATCTGTGGACACAATCACCAAACGTCTAGCCATACTGAAAAGAATATGGAAGGTAAGGTAGTTACAACTTGGTCTACTGGTTGTCTTTGTGAGATGCACCCTCAGTACATGCCCGTTAATAAGTGGAATCACGGGTTTGCGTTTGTTTACGTAGATGAAAAAGGTGAATTTGAAGTTGATAACCTTTCGATTATTGACGGCAAGATTCGATGAGTGAGGTTGTTTTTATCATAACGATAATCCTGATAATCAACCTAGTAGTCCTGCTATTCAGTTTTATAGGTCTTTGCCTTTTAATCTGGATGCACTACAAGTATCGCAATCTAAGAGACCAAGTGGATGGGATATTCGACACGTGCGCTAATACTGATGAGTTGTTAGCGTATCAGGCACAGCAGGAGCAGATAACGGCTTCTCAGAACTAATTTTGTTATACAGTATTTAATAGTACTTTTACAGCAGCCCGTTTCGGGTTAGCGGTTTGCCAAAATTGCGGCCCTGTCCTGTTGGATGGGGCTAATTTTTTTCTATATTTGTACCTATAATTGTCGGGGTTAATAAGAGTTGACCGACAGCGAAGGCAAACCGCGAACAAGCTCAACCAATTTTCATAGTGTAGAAAGCCCCGTAGGTGCAATGTCGTCCGACTGACAACACCAAGCTAAAGCATACGTGCCAACGGTTAAAACAAGGGGTTATTCCAAACGATACTAAACCAGTATCAAGTGGCGGCACAAAGGATTGAGGAGGCCACGACTAATGTAAGGAAGGTATACGCTAACCAAATAGGCACTACTCCCCCTAATGCTTAGATAGAGTCGGTATGTTTAAGAGTGAACCTTATTTAGAAACATTCCAAATAAGCATTAAACGAAGCCTTTCTTTGCACTTTATGTAAATAGTTGTATGTTTGGAGAAACAAATAAAGCGATGGATATATTACATCACATAATTCACATCATAGCCCTAGCAGCGGTGGGTGTTGGGGTTATAATTGAAAAAGATAGGCGGGTGCGCACATGGATGGTTGTCTGTTTGATTTGGATTGTAGCCTCAATGACATGACCTATACCCCCGAACAGATAACCCAACTACGAGATAGGCTACCCGCTGGAATGTTAGCAGACCTAGCGCGTCAGGTTGGCATGAAGTACACAACAGCCCGTTATGCGTTTAGCGCAGTTAATAAGAAAGGCTACGGCAACTTTGAATCAAGACAACAACTTTATAAACTCGCTGAGGACAAACTAAAAGACCTTGGCTTTAAACTCAAATAAGATGAAATGGCTGAACACATTGATCGGTACTTATCATGGCTGGATAGACAGCAAGAAGATTGCAGGGCAGAAATCCGAAGCCTCGAATGGACGCTTGCCAAAAGTAAAGCAACACTCGCAAAGAGTAAAAGATTGGGCTTTGAGCGTTCTCGAAAGTTCGGAGACGGTCGAGCAATCATTCACCGGATTGAAGCTCTTGGAGCTGGCGGGGTTGACCGACTGTGATGAGTACAAAGTGTGGAACGAATTTAAGAACAGCCTTGAATGGCAACCAAAACAACAGCGATGAAAATAGAAGTAAAAGAAGTAGAGAAGTCGCCAAACAGCAAATACCCAAAATTAATGTACATGGACGATAAGCGCGTGATACTTTTAGCCACAGGTGAGACTGAGGGCGGCTTGGTGCGAGGTATGATTATACACTCCTTAGTTGGTGTGGCGAGTGACGTTGGGGCTTATGATGAAGGGTGGGTTTTAGAAGTTGAAGATTTCAACGGCACAATAACCTTGTCAAACAACTAAAAACAACTATCTTAAAGCGATGAAAGAACTAATAACAGCCGTTAACTCGGTAATGAAAGAAGTAAAGGGAATGGAAAAAAACAGCCGCGTTGGTGGCAATTCCAAAAACGCCTACAACGGAACAAAAGACCAAGACGTTAAAGAGGTATTTAATGACGCACTATCTAAGCATGGTCTAGCAATGATACCTTTTGACATTGAAGAGTCAACTCAGGTTGATAGGTGGGAGGGTGTAGACCCGTGGAGCAAATCAACGCCAAAGGATACTAAGATGTTCCAGTCTGTGTTTACAAAGGTTGTAGTTAAGTATAATCTATACCACGTAAGCGGTCAATCAATAGTCGTTTGCGGATACGGGCACGGGGTTGATCCGCAAGATAAGGGAGCGGGAAAGGCGACAACTTACGCAATGAAAAACGCTCTACTCTATACATTCCTTACACCTGTTGGGAAAATTGACGATACAGAGACAACACACTCTAACGAAATTCAAACCCCACAAGCGAAAGCAAAGCAAGTCTTAACAGCCAACCACCCTAAGTACAATGAGTGCATCAAGTATCTCAAAGGTGCTGGCTCAATGACCAAACTAAAGGAAGGTTATGAGATAAGTAAAGACGTTGAGGAGAAACTAATGGCAATCGTATTAGCATGAAAAACGCGATAATCTCACTATCATTTTACGGGCTATTCTTTGGCGTGATTGGCTTGGGAATCTACATTACTGGGACGGGCTGGCCTCTGTGGGCTTTGGTGTTCACGCCTAATATTAAGATCAAATCAAAATGAGTAGGGTCAACGATTGGTCAATACAACTCAACGCAGAGATGGACGCGGAAATCTTCCAACAGATACCCGAACACCTTAGAGACCAGATAAAGACCAAGAAAATAGACTACGCTCACATGAAGCCTATCTATAAAAAGGACAAGCTGTGGAACGATGTTAACGACCAGCTAAAAGAGCTTTACAAAACCCGCGCTGAAATTGAAGCGCGAATAAGAGCAGAGCAATGATAATTCTAAACGCAAGTGTGCAGAATATCACATCTAAAGTCGATAAAACCATCAAACTTACTTTCGTAACTCAGGAACTACCACCTAAAGACGCGGGTGAGTTATTCGGTATGCAGAATGAGTTAGTAGGTTTAGGCATTGCTAGAAACTCGCTAACGTCAGAAGAGGTTGACTTGCTAAGGGATAATAAGTTCGGCATTGACTCAATCCCAGGACAGAAATCCCAAAGCAAACGAATTAGAGACGTGCTTTACGTACTTTGGAAGCAGAATAACGAGGGCTTTGAAACATCGGAAGCCTATTACAATCATAAAACGAATCAAATCATTTCACATCTTAAAGAGAAAATAGAGGACTAATGGCACACACAATCAAAGGAACAATTACACAGATAGGAGACGTTCAAGAGTTCTCTTCTGGGTTCACCAAAAAAGAAATGGTAATCGAAGAACCAGGCGAATACCCTAACCCTCTTCCGGTTGAAGCTGTCAAAGACGGAATAAGCAAGATGGACGGGTTTAGCGTAGGCGATGAAGTAAGCGCAGATGTGTTCGTTAACGGCAGAGAGTGGGAGGGTAGACACTTTGTAAACCTGAGACTTGCGAAGATTGAGAAGGTTGAAAGCGAGCAGCCTAAAGAGGAAGGTCAAAGTTTGCCGTTCTAGTGGCTAAGACCCGTTCTAAACTTGTTCGCGAACTTGACCGCGTGTTTTCAATCTACATAAGAATGAGAGACGCTAACCTGGACGGCTTCGCTGAGTGTGTTACTTGCGGAAAGGTTGACCAATGGAAGAGTTTACAGTGCGGTCATTTCATGTCGAGAGGTAAATACGCCACAAGATGGGACGAGCAAAATTGTGGAACGCAATGTAAAAAATGCAATATCTTCAATCAGGGCGAGCAATTCAAGTTTAGCATACACTTAGACCAACGGTACGGAGAAGGCTCGTCAGACGCATTGTTATTGCGCTCAAATCAAACGGTAAAGTTTTCCAATGACGAGCTGAAACAAATGATTGAGGTTTATAAGGAAAAGATTAAAGACCTATAACCCTTATCTGGAATCATTCTAAATAACGATTCTTGTTTGCACTTTATTCAAATAGTGTTACTTTAGCCGATGTAATCAAAACACAAAACGATGAAAACCCAAAAGCACAGAGACGAAATAGCAGCGGGTGAAGAGGATTACTCTGAAACCATCAACCCCGAATACTGCGTAGAGTGTGATGAGAAGTCAGACAACGTAGACTACGATGATCCTTACGTCTGTAAATACTGCCTAAAACGAAAGCGAAATGAACAAGAAAGAACTAGATAAGCACTTCAACAGCTCCCCAAGTTGGGACATTCCAAGCACTAAGAAAGCTAAATGGTGTTTAGAGACTGAACGCGATGACATCCTGTTAAAACTCAACTGGTACGCCAATACCCTGCGAGAACCAAAGCTAACGATGCCTCAGTTTTTGCAACTGGCGAGAGAGCGAAGTCAGCTAACAGTCAGGCTAGACAGGGTTAAGCGTCAGATAGACATTCTGAAAGCCAAAAACTACAGCATCAAAAGGCTCAAGGATAAGATACCGAACACTATCTCTATTCCGAGGGGTATAACGTTAGGACGATGAAAAAGAGACTACTACAAGCGGCCTTTAACGCTTTCGGGTACACGCCCAAAGAGAAAGACCGCAAAGCTGAAAGGGTTGTTATCAGGCACGTCTTAGCCTATCTCCTCACAACTCAGGCAGGGCTAACGTTAGAACACGCTGGTAGGGTATTAGGGTTTAATTACGCAACGATCCTGTACGCAAAGAATCTTATCAGCTATCGTATCACAACGAAAGACCCGCGAACGATGGAGACGCTAAGGGCTATTCAAAACGAGTTGAAACCACCTACTGTTTGGATAGCCCAAAGCGTGATGAGTACGAACTTCAAAAAGACTTTGATAGGTTAAACAAAAAAAACGATGAACGACTACGAACAATTCCTGCAAACCAAAAAGAAGGGGTTTATATCTTCTGGATTCAAGCCCGATTTACTAAATAAAAACCTATTCCCATTTCAAAAGCATATCGTTGAGATAGCTTTACAGAAGGGGCGATTTGCAATATTTGAGGATTGTGGATTAGGAAAGACCATTCAGCAGTTAGCTTGGGCGGAGGCTGTATTCAATCACACGGGCGCAAAAGTTCTGATACTTGCACCTCTGGCAGTTGTGGAACAGACTAAAAAAGAGGCCGTCCAATTCGGCATCAATACAGATAGCTTTGATATTACGAATTACGACCAACTAAAAAACACGGATACTAGATTATATTCTGGTGTTGTGTTAGATGAAAGTTCAATCTTAAAAGGGCGAGACGGTAAGTTATCTTCGTTGATAATCGAAACATTCAAGGACACCCCATACAAGTTAGCTTGTACTGCAACGCCAAGCCCTAATGACCACATGGAGCTAGGCCAACACTCAGAGTTTTTAGGAGCAATGAGCTATCTTGAAATGCTCGCAATGTACTTTGTGCATGATGGTGGCGAAACATCTAAATGGAGATTAAGAAAGCATGCAACTGACGACTTTTGGAAGTACGTATGTACGTGGTCTATTTCACTAGACAATCCCGCAACACTTGGCTTTGAAATGTGCGGGTATGATCTACCACAGATTGAATACATTGAACATGTCATTCCGGTTGAAAACAACACAATGACCTTATTCGGAGATGTTGCGGTTTCAGCCACCGACCTACACAAGGATTTGAATAGATCGTTTGACAAAAGGGTTGATAAGACAGTTGAGTTGGTTAATTCAAATGACGAACAGTGGATCGTGTGGGGGTTAAAGAACGCGGAAACGGATGCGCTCGCAAAGGTTCTGAATGATTCTGTAAACGTGCAAGGGTCTGATTCCCCAGAATACAAGGCTAAACATTTAAATGGGTTTGCTAATAAAGACTTTCGAGTGTTGGTCACGAAAACATCAATTGCATCATTTGGCATGAATTACCAGCAATGCCACAATATGGTATTTATGTCTTACGATTTCAAGTTTGAGGCGTTCTACCAGGCTGTAAGAAGGTGCTATCGGTTCGGTCAAACCAATAAGGTCAATGTCCATATCCTCATACCTGAGAGTCAGGTGAATGTTAGAAAGACCATTCTCAATAAGGAGTTGAAGCATAAAACAATGATTCATGAAATGAGCCAATACTCCGCTAATGCTGACTACAAAACACTAAAATCAAACTTCAAAGTAATAAACAAGGAAATGAACACCAACGACTACAAAATTATAAACGGGGACTGCGTTACGGAATCCAAAAAACTAGAAGACAACTCCGCTGATCTGGTTGTTTTTAGCCCGCCCTTTGCTGAGCTTTATGTGTATTCAGATAAGGAGGCTGACATGGGTAATGTAAGAAACTACAAGGAATTTGAGCAGCACTTCAAATACCTGATTCCAGAATTGAAACGAGTCCTAAAGTCGGGGCGTATTTGCGCAGTTCATTGTATGGACTTACCAATACAAAAAGGAAAAGAGGGATTTATCGGGCTAAGAGATTTTAGCGGAATGTTGATTGATTGGTTTTCTGATCAAGGGTTTATTTACCACGCAAAGACTACAGTATGGAAGAATCCGGTTACGGAAATGCAGCGAACAAAGGCACTAGGATTGCTGCATAAGACTATTAAAAAGGATAGCGCAATGTCGCGAGTGGGTATACCTGATTACATTCTGTTTTTTAGGAATGAAGGAGAAAACGAAACCCCTATAACACACCAAGACACAGACCCAAACGAACCCAACTATTTACCTGTTGATCTTTGGCAGAAGTATGCTAGTCCAGTTTGGATGGATATTGATTACTCCAGAACGCTTCAATACAGGTCTGGTAGGGACGGTAATGATGAGAAGCACATCTGTCCTTTACAGCTTGATACGATAGAAAGAATCATTCACTTATATTCAAATGAGGGTGAGACGGTTTTCAGCCCATTTGGAGGCATAGGTTCAGAGGGTTTTCAAGCATTGAAGATGAATAGGAAGTCAATCAGTATCGAGCTGAAAGAGAGTTACTTTAAATTGAATGAAGCTAACCATAGATCCGCAGTTCAAGAACGTGATTCTGTTTTAACTCTATTCTAATGACCCCCGACCAGATAACACAAGCAGTATCAGACGCTTCTGGAGTTCCAATAGGCCGAATGAAAAGCGGAGATAGAAAAAGAGACGCGGTATGTGCTAGGCACGTAGCTATGTACCTGATACGCAAAAAGACGGGCGAACCGTTTAGGGTTACGTCAAAGCGATTCAATCAGAATAGATGCTCCGCTGCCCATGCATTTGACTACGTAAGCAACCAGATTGAGGTCAAGCAAACTGATACTATGTATTTGTTGAGCTTATTGGAATAATGCTTATATTTGTACCGTTCAGAATTGACACGCTGAACGTCTTAAACCCAGAAGAAATGCAAAAGATTCATCTTAACGCGGGTAAAACTGACCGACCGATTGCTTCTGGTATCGGACGGATGGGGCGCGTCAACGCCACCCGCAACGATTTATAATGGCTAGACCCCAAAGGCATAACGTGGATTACTTTCCTCATTACATATCAGACGGCAAGAAGATGTTTGTCATCGAATCCAAGTTTGGCAACGATGGCTATGCAACTTGGTTTAAGATTCTTGAAATCTTAGCAAAGACTGACGATCATTGGTTGGATTTAGAGGACGAGGGTAATCTGATGTTTGTAGCCGCAAGGTGTAAAATTGATGAGGACAGACTACTTGAAATAATAGAGGCAATTACCAAGCTAGGAGAGTTTGATTCTGACATTTGGAAGCAATCAAAAGTAATTTGGTCGCCTAAGTTGATAGAGAGTTTACGGGACGCATACGCCAAAAGGAGTAATGAATGTATGAGTTTAGAGAGTTTACGGGGTCATTTACTAGGTTTAGGGAGGTATAAAACCACAAAGAAAAGTAAAGTAAAGGATACTAAACTAAATGAAACTAAAGAAGAGATACACCCGCTTGTTGAATGGCTGAGTAAAAACGCTCCAAGAGTTCAACAACTTAAAGAGCCGATAACCTTTGAAGAAGCCGAGAGAATCAGTCAGGAATTCCGGTCTGAACTTATCGAGCAAGTGTTCACTTCGATGCACAACTACAAGAAGTTATTGACCAACGTAGTGAGCGCAAACCTTACTTTTAGAAAGTGGGCAGCTAAAGACAATACTCAGAGCGTAGAACCAAGGCCGTTAAAGTTGGCCACCTTAGACGCTAACGGCAATCTGAAAGTAGGATGAACCAACCAAACAACATAAGGCTAGAAGCGAAAGTAATAGGTTCACTACTGCTAAACCCAGACCTGTACGTTGAAAGCAATGGGTTAATATCCTTCGAGACGTTCTACAAACTAGAAAACCAAGTTACGTACAAGGCACTTGAAACGCTTTCGCTGCAAGGTAGAATCGTATCGCTCGAATCAATCCAGCAGGAAATAAACCGATCCAATGAGAAGGTTGATGTCTATAAACTGACAACAGATGGCGGTACTTCCCGAACATTCGCGGAGGACTGTCTGATGCTGAGGCAGATTGAGATACAACGGGAGCAACTGAAACTAGGCTACGAAATATCAAACCTTGCGATTGATGACGCTAACGACCCGCTAGAAACGAACAACCACCTAATGTCAGAGACTGAACGCATCGTCAGCCTGACAGATATGAGCCAACCTAAAACTAATACCGCGCTCGTTGCTTCGCTATCCGAACGGATGGAAAAGGCAATGACAAAAGGTGGGGTTACAGGTCTAAGAACAGGCTACAAGATTCTGGACACTATTTACGGAGGCAGACAGCCAGCACATTTGATAATTAAAGCGGGTCGCCCCGCAATGGGTAAGACTGCCAACGCACTTTGCGAAGCCTATCACATGGCGTTCGACTACAATTACAGAGTAGCTTTCTTTTCGTTGGAAATGAGCGCGGAGGAATTGATGCAAAGGCTTGTGAGCGTTCACACCCGAATACCGATCAAAGATTTAAGGTCTGGACTACTAACCAAAGACCAATGGGGCATATTCAACGCTCAAAGCGGAGGAGTTCAAAGCGATAACCTTATGATAATTGACGATGTTTACCAATTGTCAGGAATCCGAACACGGTGTAAGAAGCTGAAAATGAAAGGCCAACTAGACGCGGTGTTTATTGACTACATTGGTCTGGTTCAACACTCAGTTGCGAGGGGACGAAGTAGGGAAAATGAGGTAAGTGAGATAAGTCGAACACTAAAAATGATGGCTAAAGACTTGCAAGTTCCTGTTATTGCTTTGTCGCAGTTGAACCGAAACTCAGACACCCGCAGCGGCAACCGTCCCGTTTTGGCAGACCTTAGAGAATCAGGCGCGATTGAACAGGATGCAGACGTGGTTGAGTTCCTTTTCCGGCCAGAGTATTACCAAGAAGGCGACCAAGTGGGGAAGGCATTTGTATTAATAGCTAAGAACAGACATGGATCAACATTGGATGTTGAGTTTGATTTTCAAGCGGAATGTACTAGATTCGATGACCCAAACAGTTTACCACCAATAGAAAACACTAGAATAGATGTCCAGAGTGAACACTTCTAATTTGAATATGCTGCTAGACGATAGTTCAGAAGCATTAAAGGCAATGATTGACAACCCTACAAAGGACACGCTCGAAATATTCCAGCGCAAAAACCAACTAGCTAGGGATGAGGTGCGTAGACTAAGGGTTGAGATAAAAACAAAGCAATGAGCAAGACACACGAAGCAAAGGCTTTATTCGAGAAGCTGAAAACAGCCCATGAATTGCCGAATGACAATTCTGGCGAGTATAATCTTGGATATGTTGACGCAATGAACATGGCAATAAACACAGTTAAGAAAATCGAAGGGCTGAAAGACTCCAAGAAGTGGGTGAGATATTCATGGGAAGATAAAGACAGTCATCCACCTAAAGCTGGTAAGTATTGGATTTATCGTCAGGGATGCAATAAACAACACTCAGAACAATGGAACGGGTCAGGATGGTCAAGTAGCAACAACGACTGCACCCATTGGCAACCATTACCCCAACCACCTAAGACAGAAGGATGAACAACCTACCGAAAGAGTTTTACGAGTGGCTTAGAAAGCTAAAGCACCCGCATATCGTCTACCTACGTGAGAGGAAAGAATGGTTTGACATGCTGCCTGAGACGTGCCGGACTGCGCTTGTTGTGGAGTGGTTGGAGGTGGAGGGGGACTTTGTAGTGTCTGCTCAATATAGCGGGGAAGATGATTCATTTGCAACGTGTATAGAAAAGAGGACAGAGGTACTGCCTGTTATTATTGATTTCAAACATGGTAAGACAAGAAACGAAGCACTAATAGCAGGAATAGAAAAAGCACTTGAAATATGAAAGCAACATCTTACACGGTTAGGCTCAACGATCATCCTGTCGCTCTTGTAAATTACAAAGAAGTGATCGACTTCTATAGGCAGCCTTGGTATAAGAGGTTATTCAAATCCGCACCGATGAAAGAGTTCATTTACATAGATAAGAAACCCTGTTGACCACGTCCACCAACTCCAGAACCTTTACCACGCTTTAACGGGTGAAGAACTTACGCTGAAATGAAAACCAACTGGCAAGCACGAGCAAACGGAATCAAGGCTAAGAAGATTCTAACGGTTGTGATTCTTCTCTGCTGGACTTTGGCCGGTGGCATGGCTTATCAGGTGTTTGTGTTGTAGTCAACGGTACAGATAAAAAACATGCGGGAATTACGCACTGAACTTGATACGAGAACAGAAGTAATAATTAAATATTTTGAGCGATGGCAAAAAACAGTAAAATAGAATGGACAGAACACACGGTTAATCTTTGGTGGGGATGTACTAAAGTACACGCTGGATGTGATAACTGCTATGCAGAAACATTATCGCATAGATGGGGTAATGACATTTGGGGTGAAGGAAAAGACCGCAAAAGAATTAAATCAGCTTTCAATGATTTAAATAAATATCAAAAGGAAGCTGAAGAAAAAGGAATTGATGTAAGAGTATTTGTTGGGTCAATGATGGATATTTTCGAGAAGTCAAAACCAATATCAAACAAGCACTTATTGGCTGAAACTACCGAAGATTTGAGAAACGAATTATTCAATAGAATTTCAAATGGTAAATACAACAATCTTACTTTCCTTTTTTTGACTAAAAGACCAAGCAATATCAACAAACAAATTCCTTTAGATTGGCAAAATTACCCACCAAAAAACGTTTGGTTCGGATGCTCTCCTGTTGACCAAAAGACATTTGAAAACCTTGTACCAATCCTTCAACAGGTAAATGGAAATTTGTTTTTGAGTGTAGAACCACAATTGGCAGAAATAAAGAATATTGATTTATCTGGGATTGGCTGGGTAATTCAAGGCGGTGAAAGCGGACACGGAAAAAGACCGTTTGATTTGCTTTGGGCTGACCGATTGAAATTAGAATGTAGAAGCCAAAATGTTCCTTACTTTTTTAAGCAAATAGATAAGGTACAGGAAATACCCGAAGAATACTTGGTAAGAGAATTACCTTTTGAGCGGGTGGGAGAAAATATTTAATTATGGTTAAGTTGACGCAAAAGTGTCTACGAAGCGATTCGGTAGTGCTTGTGTACAACGGCATCTTGTATGGTGTCGTAGTGAGGCACGAGCTATGCACTATACAAAGTGTTGTGGGGAGTGCTGATTTTTAACTATAAAACTTAATTGAAATGACAAAAGACGAGAAAATAACACGGATTGTAGAGCTTAGAAAAGGTATTGCTGAACTAAGGCAATTGAAAAAAGAAGTGAATGGCAGAAATAATTCTAAGCGACTAAAACACTCTAAAATGAATGATTGGGCAAAGGATTGTTTAGATAATTCTGCTTGGGCTGAAAGTAGGATAGCTACATTGAACCACTACATTGATAAGGCAAAGACCGAAATAGAACGATTAAAGCTCGAATTAGAATTTGCGTAGCATTACACACAACGGGATACGGCTATGAAGCGTTGCTGATAAAAAGACTATAACTTTTAAATTATAAACGACATGAATAAAGAGAAAAAAACTTTGAATAATCACGAAAACGGCAATGATTTTATAGCCGATGTTAGCGGTAGTTCTTTGCCCTTAAAAATTGAAAGGGTAATAGTAGTTGCTGCTCAACGTTGGGGAAAAGATTATGCTGGCTCAACAGTTGGAATAATTGGTAGAGATGCAATTGAAATTTGTGAGAAGTATGGTATTGATTGGGAGAATTACCGCTAACGGTTAAGTATATGAAGCGGTGGCGATTAATAGCTGTAAGATTGCCGACACGCTTAAACTAAATTAAACAGCTAAAAGTGGTTAAAAAGACGTACAACGCCACTGATTTATATACAATGTTGTGCGCAGTATTTATTTTTATATGAAAAAAATAATTATAAAAGCAGACGCTAATAGCGGTTTTTTAAGAACCGAAGCATTACAGAAAGCCATAGAATTTGAAGAGAGATATATGGCAGAAAAGAAAGAAGGTTGGTATCATGGTGTTCTTTGGGTTAAAGAAAGCAACACGGGTAATAGTGAGTGGCAAATTTATGTTTACCATACTAAAACCGCTATTATTGCTTGTGTAGATATGCGTAGTAGGTAATATTGCGCACAACGTCTCGATAAAAGGACGTGGCTTTTCGCCATGCCTTTTATGGAACGTTAGCGATCCGTTTTAATGATCGCAACGGCCTTTAGCGGGGCTGCGCGGGTTGAGGGAAACCCGAAGCAGACACCCTAGACGCTTGGCGTCATATCCTTATACTCTTCTTTAGCATCAAACGATGGACACGCCTTAGAGCTTATATCTCTGTGGCCAATAACCTCCGCGCTCCTATACCTATCTAATAGGTCTTGAATCATACACCTTAACCCTTCCTTTTGCGCGTCTGTACGTGTGTCTTTTGGATTCATTGACGTATCACACCCGCCAGCATAACAAATACCGATAGAATCGCTGTTATGGCCTTTGGCGTGTGCGCCTGACTTGTGTTCTGGTCTGCACTCGTGGCGTTCACCATTTAAGTCTATAAACCAATGATAACCAATATCGCTCCATCCGTTATCGGTTACGTGCCACCTGTACAAATCTTCCTTAGTAACCTCACGGCCTTCGGGTGTTGCTGTGCAATGAACTACGATTTTACTTATCTGTCTCATTTATCATTTAGTTTACGCTCAAGTTCTTCAATCCTCTTAGCCTGATCCTGCTCAATCTTATCCCTGAGACCATTGACCTCATCTTGTTTCTTTTTAGCGTGATCCCACAGCTTCCAAGAAACATAAACAAGTAAGACCAACGCACCCGCTGGGCCAATTACCCAACCTATCAGGTCAGAAGGTGGTGAAGAAATAGCAGAGCCAACGACCGTACCACCCATCAAAGGGATAGCGACCTGGCCGCTGGTTATTAGAAAGTTCCAAGTTTCATTATACATAGGGGTTGTCATTTAATTAGCTCAACATTGCACGCATACAACCCCCCAAACACAATCGCCCTCCACTTTAAATAAGCGTCAGACCCGTCTGGTCGTTGGTATGCGTTCTCGAAATCATACACAGTCATACCGTGTACAAGATCGTCAGACGCTTTCATTGTTTTCCCTTTGTATTGGTCAGATACAAAGTCAATGAACGGCTTACTCCTCATCTCTTTAATGCTACGCCCTATGTGCTTAAGAAATGCTTTGTTTGCGTAAATAATCCGGTCTGTCTTTACATCTGCAATTACTTGGCCTTGGCTGTCTATTTCATGGATGAGCATAAGCCCAAAGGTTAGGTCGGGATTAAATAACGCTCGTATCAGAAATAGTATTTTAGTTATCATGGTACTTCTGTTTTAGTCCATTCACTACTATTTAAAAAGTCTATTATATCCTCAACACACTCAGCCGACTTTGGTAGGTCTTTTGGAAGTTTGTCGAATTTAAACAGACATTTGTCCCCCTTTAGACTTTCACGAACATCCGTTACATCTCCTACCTGATCCCAATTTTCTTTACCTGTCAGGTCTTTTTTATTCACTATTACATATTTACGGGACATCTGATACGAAGTTTGAAGCGTCCATATTTGTCATTGTGCCGTCATTAGAGGCTTTAACGTCCGTCCACGTTGGAGAAGTATCGCCAGAACCCGCAGGCCACCAGCTTACCACGTCCGAATAGAAAGACAACAGCCTAACGTCAATCAATGACCCTGAGTTGTATAACTCCGTGATCTCTGCCGCGCTCATTTCTGAATCTGTTATCACAGCTAAAGCCATTTTGCCGTCCCAATACCATGATCCTCGCTTTCCGAAAACGTAAGGTAGTCCCGTGTTTGTGTCGTCCGTGTCCGTAGCCTGCGTAACGTAAACGCCATTCTTGTAGAGTTTCCACGTTCCTGCTGCGCTGCGGGTTACGGCAATGTGAACCCAGTTACCTACCTCCCCCGTAAAGTAGCCTGAGTGATTGATGAGCGCACTACCACCGCTAGCGTATATCTGTAAGTTTGCGCCTAGTTGAAGCAACATGAACCCGTCAAATGGTGAACCCGCATCCAGATTGTCAATGATGCCGTGGTTGCCACTTATGGTATCTGTCTTTACCCATATCGAGTATGACCTCGCGCCCGTTCCAAATTCTAAACTAGCGTCATTCGCTACTGATACATACTCGTTAACCCCATCAAACTCGGTAGACTTGTCAAAGGTGATTCCATCACTCGTAACCTCAACACAGTCGGCTATACTACTTGAGCCATCTGAGGCCATTACATGAATTTCAAACGTGCCAGCCCTATCAACAAACCAATTATAAGCGTTACCCGCCTGTTGGGTTATGTAGGTAATATCTGAACCCGTGGAAGAGAAGTAATAGTAAACCGTTGGCGTGAAATCAGTAACCGTTCCCGTGATTGTGATAGTGTCGCCTATCGTTGGGGCATCGTCTGAAACGGTTGTAGTTATCGAAGGTACATTTGGAATCTCTACTGTATCGCCTACGATAGTCCCTACAGACGTGCCATTTTCATACTCAACTAACACGTCCAAAGAATCCTCAGAATCTACGCTCGCAAAGGCTGAACCGTTTACGGTTATTGCCGAATCCGAAATAGTAACGGTCGCCCCCGATACACTACCTACATCGTCCCCGTCCTCTGAGTGTACGTCAATATCGTAAGTGTCCCCACTTGCTGGCGTTCCGCTTTCAATGCCATTGACATTAACCGTAACAGGGTCGCAATCTCCTGCGTATCTAGCTTGCAAGCAAGTAACCTGTTCTGGTGTTAACCTCTCCGCCACCTCGTCCGAGCAAAAGTCAAACCCGTGCAAAATGTCCTGATCTGTTGGACAACTGTCCATACACTCAGCCCTGCCCTCTACTACCACATCAACATCAAGCGAGACAACTGTCCACTTAAACGGAATGTCTTTAGCGGGTGCTGGGCTGTATTCCTCTGCGTATATCGCTGCTGAATCGGTTGAACTATTACTTACTATACATTCAACTTTTCGCGCCTTTATATCGCTTCGCAAGGTCTCGTTTCTAAACGTTAGCTGTTTGGTTAAAACCTCACTTAATCGGTCTGCCGTAAACTCGTCATCTGTTCCTACATCTCCACGTCTCTTATAGGCTATCAGCTTGAATGGAATAGTCCATTGATAAAGTATATCGGTAGTTAGTGTGTTTTGAATCTCTGAACTCGTTACGTCACCTTTGCGCCAATACGTAACACCCGACCATTGGTCTATTTCTATCCTTTCAAAGTTGCCATCTTGCTTGTAGTGAACAGGAAAGACATTATCACCTTCGCTCTTTAACTCAGTAAGGCAGTACCGCTTATCAAAGTACCCGATAAGGTCAATCTTAGCATTTAGATAATCTACTATCGTCTGCTTCATTTGTTCAAAAACTTAATCAGTTCCTTTTGAGCTACCTTGCGAAATCGTTTCTTTTCTTTCTTGGTATGCTTGAAGATTGAACCGTACTTTTCTTCTAAGCCGTTCACCTTTTGTACATTGACTTCCTTTCTTAGCTTAATCACGTACTCATTCACGCTTACTTTGATCGTGTTAGGTTCTGGGCTTCCGTCATTACTTGGCCCCAGTGGTACATTAGCGAAGTCGCTTTGTAATTCGTTCTGTAGCCTCAAATTAACCACAGGCGGGTTGAACCCTTGTTGTTGTTTTAACGCTCGGTAATTCCGATAGTAACTTGTTTTAGTCGGCTTGCCCGTCTTGCCTCGGTGCGTTCCCGCCCTTCTTAGGTTTTTGTCCTCTACCCAAAGCTCGGTAGTAGTGTTGTAGTTCCCGATAGAACCGCCTGCCGAGTTCTTCCCTTCGTGAAATATCCTGTTAGTTATTAATCCGTGTGTCGTTCTAGCTGCGATTCTTAAAGGCACGTTCTCTTTAGCAAGTGTTCTGGCTTGCCTTTTCATTTTCGCGAAGTGTTCCTCTAATGTCAGTTGAGCCATATCTGAACTACCTTAATAGTATCTCCTTTAGAGACTACCCTAAATTCCTTAACGCCCTTGCTTACGGAAATGACGTTACAAGCCTGTTTGTCCTTTCGCATTTCAAGCAAATATCATTAACGGGCAAAACCATGTTATTCAAAACACCCTTCATTGTTTCATCGTACTTATCCTTATACATCATTTGGCGTTCAACGTACTTGTCCCGATTAGTCGAATGATCGTTAAACCTGGAAGAGTTAAACAGCGCGTATTCCATTAGCAACTCAGCCGTCTTATAAAGTACGGGCATCGCTAATACATTCTTTTGATTACACATCCAGCCTTTATGGTCGCACTCGACCGAATAAACAATAGAAAGACCGCCCGTGTCGGCTGTTCCTGTCAAGTTCGATTGAACTACACTTGAACCTGTCGAGTTGTTCACAGCCCTTACGCCCAAGTAAGAATTGACCTGATTGTAAGCCGTATCCGAGCAGCTTGTGCAGCCTGTTAAGCCCACGGTAGATTTATACGCATCAACACCCGTTGAATCATACATCACACCGATAAACATTGGTTCTAAATTGCCTGAGTATTCGTAATTAGTAAATGCCTCTACAACTTCACCCGCTACCGCTGCGATAGTCTCTGTTGCTAGTGTCTCACCTGTTAGCGTGTTGAATATCTTTACGTCAATGTTTCCCGTGTGATTGCCATAGAACTTGATTGAAGAAATAACCAACTTCAAAGAACTTTTACTCTGATCCATCTTTATCTCCAAGCCTTTATAAGTAGCCGCTATTGCATCACTGGCCGCGTTTCTCTCGTCATAAATACCTACCCGCTTGCTGTCGATAACCGAATGAGTGATATAATTACCCGTGAACTGACTGTAAACATCATTCTTTACAACGTTTATTGCATCGTTCAGCTTATCATCAAACATCGCCTTAACGGTCTCGTGTGGAGCATCGTAGAACTTCTCCATCTCAGAAGAAGTAACAAGCGAATCAATGTAAAGTGATACAGTAGGCGTAGTGTCGGTACATTCCGACTTTATACCCAGAAGGTTATCTAAACAGGCCATGTATGGTTAAAAAAGGGGAGGCTCATACGTCCTCCCCGATTAGATTTACGAATTGTCAACGTCAACCGCTGCGAATCGAGTAACCCCAGAAAGGTCATCACCCGCTTGGTAGATGTCGCTAGGCAATCCAACAACCTTAGTAGTGGCTGTAAGAACCGTGTGAACGGTCTCGCAGTCAATCTTAAAGCTGATGTCTGCCATCAATCCTGTACGTGGGTCTTGAATAATTCCTAGCTTAACGGTGTCATCATTTCGACCGTTAAAACTCTCATCATACATATTGAACTGCAATAGCTGCAAAGCACCCTGGCCAACTGCCCAAGACTTAGAGTAGTCATTAGAGTTAGCCGCAACCACTGAGCGATCATACTGAGCTGCGATTCCCATACGGGCCGCAAGTACATCAATATTCATTCCTTGGTCGCTTAGACCTCCACCTGTAACTCGCTGCATGAAAGATTCTGCCAACTCAAGCCCTCCGAACAATCTTGTTGGGCCGAAGTTTGACATATCCGCTGCTCTGCGAATATTAGCGAAAGTGTAAGGGTATTCAGCGTAGCCATCTGCACCAGAATCGGCCAAACGTGTACGGGTAGTAAACGTCTTCCAATCTGGTGAAAGGCTTGAGTCCTGAATGTTCTCTACGTGCGTATTCCACTCTCCGAGCAATGCAGACGCTTGAGTAGCTGACTTAGTGGCCACCTTTCTCACAAGTGCGTCCATGTATCGCTGTACCTGTTCCGCGTAGAACATCTCATTATCTTGGCAATAAGATACCAAGTCTCCATAAGAGAAGGTGAACTGAGCCTGCTCGTTTACAGACGTGTCCATTGGGTAGGTTGCGGAGCAATCGTCAATAGTGTCCGAAGCTGTACAAGTTCGCGACTGGTCTGAATCTACGCTAGATTCTAGTACGCGTGGAAAGTAAACCACTTCAACGGTTCTGAGTTTCCCCTTGCCGTTAATTTCCTGCTGTAGGCCGTTTCTGTTTTCGGCACTTAGCAAATATTCCATAAAAGGCTGCTCCTCGCGAAAGGTTGCAGACCCGTTGGAATCCCAAAGTTGATTGAGGCGCTCTTGTATGTTTGTACACGCTGTCAATCCTGATCCTGCTGACATATTAATTAGGATTAAAGGTTAGTAAATAAATGTTGACCTGTAATGTTGGTCAGACAACCTTTAGCCTTTTTGTGTCAGCTATGACAACGTGTCGCTAGTCGGGCGAAGCCCTTAGAAAGCCCTGTTAGCTGTGGCCCTGCTTGGTCTGTTATTAGGTAGACCGTCAGTATTCACAGCCGCTGGCTTGCTTACAAAGTTACTATTTTTTTCAGTATTAGGCGCGGCTAAAAGACCCTTCTCTTTTGCCTCCATCTCGAATACGTCTTTCGGGTTCATAAACTCACCATGCTTTGAAGGGTTTGGAATTAGATTACCGTCCTTTTTGATCTGCAACTTTCCATCGTCTGAAAGGTCAAGTGCATAGGTCTTATTCATGTACGTATCAAACCCGATCTTCTTAAGGTCATCAACTTGTTTTGAAAACGATAAAGAACCCATCAAGCCCTCTTTTTTAGCGTCAATGGTCGATGTCTTTTGCTTGGTCAACCACTCGTTTTCTTTGGCTTCAAATTCTTGCTTGGTCTGGTTCAATAGACTTTCAAAGTTGGACTTTTCCGCCACAACCTTATTATACTTATCTTCCCACTCTTTCGCTACCTCCTCAACCTTTGGCGACTTAGCAACCTTTTCACTTAGTTCTGAAATCTGAGCCTCGTAAGTTTCTTTTGCACGACCCGTTACAAGGTCAATTATCTCTTCGACCTTCTTCCCTTCAATCTCATCCTTTGAAACCTCAACCCCGAAAGCGTCTTTTGCTTGTCTCTTAAGGTGGGTAGTGATCGAGCCCGTTACACGCCCCGTCAACTTTGAACGAATCTCATCGTCATTAGCCGCGTTTTCGCGGGTCAGGAACTTAGAGTCAAATGCTGTCTTAAACTCTTCTAGGTTCTCGGCTTTTACGCCTGTGTATTCAAATATTTCTTGTGCTGTTAATCCCTCGTTAGCCATTGAAAATTGATTTGGTAAGTAGTTGTTGAATAATAGTTCATAGGTATGTACGTTGTATGATAGCCCATGCGTCTTCGCCTTTGTAGTCTATGCCTTTGGTTTTTACCTCCGCTTCTGGGTCTGCAAATGTCTCAGCATATCCAAGCGCGTAGGCTCGTTCTTTCATTGTCTGAGCGTCTAAACACTGAGACAGCGTGAGCAATGATGGTTTTCCGTTTTTCTTTAGGAAGCGAATCTCTGGGTTTTTGGTAATTCCGATAATGGGACTTGTGATTCTTTCGGCCTTTTGATCCTCAATCACCTCATTGATTTTAGCCGCAGTATCAGCAACTTTATCTAGCTGTTCTTTAACAGCCTTTTGATGCTTAAACTCCTTAGCCTTATCAGCCGCTATTTGTGCTTTAGTTCTTCTTTTTCTCTTTGGTTTTTCTGCCATTTTTCCTCATTTATGCAGTCTTTCTGGTAGTTAGAAAGTCAATTACTTTGGTTGTACTTGAATCCACGTCCCTCACCAACTCCTTAGCGCGTTCGTGAACTCTCTTAATCTGCTCGTCAATATCCAAATCTAAGATACTTGGGTCTTCTGCCACCAACTCTGTAACGATGTAGTTAGCTGAATCGTGTAACACAACCTCCCAAGGCTCTACCAACTGTTGAGCAACCTTTACATTTATATCGTCAGAGCTTAATGTAAGCAATCTATCAGCCTTAGCCATCAAGTCGAAGGCTTTAGTAGTTTGGCTGTTGCCGTAGTGTATCGACCTAAAAAACTTGAAAATAAGCATATTAACAGCCGTATCAGGTAAACCAGCTTCTTTAGCCGTCTTAATATCGTTCAAATAATCATCGGTTGTCTTGAAAGAGAACGACTTAGGACGGTTAACGCTTGGTAATTCCTTATCTACTCCGTATCGCTGAATTGCCATCTGCTCCACAATAAACTCGAAAGTATCAAACGTCTGATCTGAGAACGTGGCAATAAACCTAAAGTAAGCGTCCTGGTCTAACAGTCCACCTATTGCAGTATCGTCTGACGGTTGCGCTACTGTGCTTGACGTTCTTAAGTGAAGCATCTGACGGGCTTCAATCTTGTCCTGTTGGGAAGTCTCTCTAACGAACTCTAAGCCGCTTGTGTCTGGTGTTACGAATTGAAGTGGTACGGTTGTATCTGTACCCGCGTCTACACCTTGCTTTTTCTTTTTATAGTAGTTCTTCATCGGGCTAAGGTTCATCTTATACCCCGTCCCGTTACAACTCTTACACGTTCCTGATATGTCGCCCTCTACTAACCATGCTCCGTTCTGACACCTTCCCTCATCGTTTTGGAAATCACACTCATCGGCCTCAATAATAGCCGTAGGAAACACGATGCGGTTAATAGAAACCTCTACGTTGTTGTCCTTTGCTAACGCCCTATCAAGTAGGTCGGTCGAATAGTAAAATAATGAAGTCCAATAAACTTCTCCGTTGTCTTGAACATCGGCCAAACCCTTTAGACGCTCCGCTGGAATCTTTCCTGAATCATGATGGAAGTAAACCGCATAACTAAAGGTGTGGTCTGTGAACTTCCCTACTTGCTCAACCCTCCAAATGTAGGTGTCATCGTAAACCTCGAACACCCTTCCTACTTTATGAGGCTTTCCAGCGTATTCAACCACGCTCTTTTCCTTGCTCTCAATAGCTACGTAAACCGAATCCTTATACCCTACCACTTGTTCGCTTGAGTAGTAGAAAGGCATAGGCTCATAATACTCAAGATCATCAACGACCAATTCACCTTCCTCTGTCATTCGGGTCGGGATGTGTTTAGGCTTAACCGAAATAACCCCGTTAGCGTCTTTTGCTTTCAACGCTGGTATCATGGTCTTTAGATACGAAGTAGCAGACCGATAAACAGGAACGCCCGTGAATAGATATTCCTGTAATGTATTATCTCCACCTTCTTCTGCGAACTCCCACGACCAATTGGCTTCATTGGTTACGTTGGAAACGCTAGAAACGAAGTCAACGAACACGGGGTGAGTAGTACAGCGATAAGTGTTTCTTAAATACTTAGCTTCTTCCTCAGATTGATTAGGGGCGCGGTGCTTGAAAAGCATCTCAGGAAACACGTCAACGTCAGCATGTGGTGAAATCCTACGCATTTGGTTTACCGCTTTCCGATACCCTTCGTAATAATCAGGCACGTACTCGAAGTGCGTGTTATAGTTGCCGTTGTCGTAAGTAACCTTATAGGCTGCTTTCGATTTAGCTAGAACATGATTGATTATAACCTCAACCTCCTGTTGTTCCATTAAGCCGCTTTCGCTAGGATGTAAAACTCTTCTAAGTAACCGCTGCCATTTCCTGTCTTAGGACGACCGCAACAAGACCAAACTATCTTCATAAGTACAAAATTAATATATTATTAGGATATAGCGACCCTATACTGACATCTATCTATTAGAGTCAATATAGACAAGGTTAAAACAGAAACCCTGAATGCGCTTTTATTACCCTTACCCCTGACAACGGGCTTTGCTAACACCACTTAGATAGTAAACCTTTCGGTCATGTCGTGACTAGGTTGTCGGTCGCTCGGACAGAGCCTAGATTTATCGTGGCCGCTCACGTATAAAAACATTGTCTGAGTGGTAGAAAGCGTCTATCTGTTCAGCTTATCGGGTCGGACTTTGAAAACACCCTAAATAAAAAACCCCGTCAAGTTCCGCACAACTATCTGGGGTTTAAGCCTGTTCTTACAGGTCAATCAAAGCCTTCAATGTTAGCATGCGGACTAACGATAAGACAAACTTACAAAATTATCTTTGATGGTTAGCAATCCAATCATTAAGTTCAGTTGAATCGTAATCATAACGAGCCGCATCTAAGTGGTCGGCCCTTTGTTCTTTCTTAGTTCTTTGGGCCTTTATTATCTTACCTTCTGCATTCACCTCAACCGTTTCCAGATCACTTATCAGATTAGGGCAATCGGGGCTTATTCTCAGGTCTGGGAAGTGCATCAATAAATAGTTAACGTCATTCCTTGAGTTAGTATGTCTAGGGTTTGACTTCTTTATTTTGAACTGCCTACCCCTTAGATTTAACTTCCTTTCAATCAGTTTATAAAGATTAGCGTGATCGCGTTGGCTTAACTGCCTAGCGTTGCCCGAAGCGTCCCCGTGAATAACACAGGTAGGTAAACTAGGCTTATACGCGCTTAGAATGTAATCACAAGCCTTGTCAATAGTCCCGTCTTCAATCGTTGCTTCGTCAAACGTGTGGTGGTGGTATCCTTCTTTATCCCTCCAGAAGTGGGAAAACGTAATAGCGAAAGGCGAAATATTGAAATCAAAGTTGATACGCAGAACCTTCTGAGGCTGATAAGAACAGGTTTTAACGTGCTTTAAATAGTCGAATTGAGTAGCGAAAGGGTTTTGAACGTCCCGCTTTCCCCATCCCCCCATAGCGGTTACTTTCCACCTCTCGAAATCCGTCTCTTTCATTCTATCCATCAAAGCGATGAACGAAGGCGATAGATTTACTTGATTATCAAGGTAGGTACTCCAAACAATCTCTGCATCTGGTCGCTCAACATCAAAGAACTCTTTACGAATCCAATGGTCAGGGCCGATGTCGGTGTTCATGGTCATGCGAATTTGAAGAACATCGCTCTTTAACGTCCTTACAGATTCATCAACCTGGTCAAAGTCTGGTTTAGTTGTTTCGGTCGGTTCTTCAAACCATACGTGCGTAGGGTCTTTAATCGACTTGAATTTGGCGACCTCGTGGCTGCTCGACTTCTTTAAACCCTTAGCTAGTATCTTGTTGCCTGTGATACGATGCTCAACTTCCATCGTGTTTTCACGAATGATGAACTCGTTACCGATGTCAAGTGCTTCTATTGCTGATTTGATTTCAGCAAACTGGGAATCTCTGATTGATCCGTGAATCTCACGAACTAAAACCCCTCTGTAGTATTCGGGTTGACGGCACTTAATAACGTGAAAGTAAGCCTCATCGTGAGACTTTCCACCGCCTCTACCACCTACCTTTATCACATACCGTTTAGATGTGAACCAAGCAGGCTTGTAGACCTCTAATAGCTTAATCAATGCTTATTAGCGTGTTTATCCTTGTTCGCTTGACCTATCTTGTACTTGTGATTCTGACCGTGTTCCTTTTTCCATTGAATCAACACCCTGTCGTAATACTCTAAATAGGCGACTTTGGTAAGCGTTTGGCCGTTGCCATTCCCGTAAACACTCAATAGGTAAGAATCCTCCGCAAGCTCTGTCATGCCCTTTTTAGGGTGATGGTTGCCAAAGTGTATAGGAGCAGGGTAGAACTCGTGAGAAGCGTCTAAACCCATCTTAGAAAGCACACCTGAGAAGATAAGCTCATCAGGTAACGTACCGCCCCACTTTTCTTGCAGTTTCAATAGGTCGAAGCCCTTGTTATAGTATTTCTTAACCTCGGTTGCGAACTTCTTAGTATCTGGACACGTCTTGAAGTAGCACCAACTCGATTGAATCGCTACTATCTTGTCTTTCTTTTTCAATCCGAAGAACTCCGTAATGTCCTCATTCTTAGCCCAGATTGAGTAATTAACCACCTCGTCCTGACTGCCAACTCCCTTAACGTCTGTGATGTAATACTTCTCACTTTCAGAACATTGAGTGAATAGCCCTTCGATGTCATGCCAGCAAAGCGCGTCAACGTCTAAATAGATGAACTCCTTGTATAGCTTTGAGCCTATGTCATAGATACGAACTTTAGCACGTGCTGGGTCTACCTTTCCATCCTTCATGTAGTCATCTTCTTTGAGGTCGATGATATTGTCGAAGTATTGGTAATCCTCTGCGAAAATGTAGTCCATCAAGTCGGGTTGAACCGCTAAAGTAATATGAACATTTGAATGTCTTTTGAGTGAGTAAGCTAGATTAGCCGCCAACTCTGCGTAACCTTTAGCTCCGAACGCTAAAAGTAAAATCCCTCTTTGCTTTTTTGCCATATTGCAAATTTAAGTATATTGCGCGAAACTAAGCAAGACACAACGTTGAGAATATGCACCGTATGTAGTGCAACGGAATATGGGGTATATTTAGTGTTACCCACAGTACGGGTTTTTAGTATAAAATTTAAAAAAACAGATAATGAAACATAATATTGATTGGAGTAAAAGTACAAATGGAGTTATGCTTTGCTCGTTTGAAAAGACAATAGAATTAATGCCCGAAGTAGAACCTATAATAAACGAGTTGTTGGAATCTGGACTACTTGAATTACCTAAAGAGGAATATGCAGTTGATGTAAAAATACATATGCTTATGCCGAAGCAATTCCCTTGTATTCCAAATTGGCACAGAGATTTTGTACCAAGAGATGAAAACTTGAAAAGAGATTTTAGAGGTATAACAGGCGAGAAAATGTATATGTGGTTAAGTGGCCCTCCGCTAACAGAATACAAAGATAAGGAGGGAAACAACTACTTTAAAGAAGAACAGAAATGGCATACGTTCACTCAAAATGATTTACATAGAGGTATTATGAGTAATGAACATACTTGGAGGTGTTTTATTCGTGTAATACCAAAGAAGTTCATACACCCAACCACTATAAATGTCAATCAAAGAAGAATACACACACAAGTTTACTTAAACGCTGAAAAATTCAATTGGTAGCACTCACGTAGTATTGTGGGTAACGGTTTGTATAAGGTGTCGTAGCGACCTAAACAGCACGAATAACTGAATTAAAAATAACTTAAATAAAAAAAATGGACATAATTAAAACACTTAAAAGCTATGCACTTTATACTTTGTTGGTAGTATGTGGTTTTGCGGTTTGGTATCTAGGAAATGCATTTGTATTGCTTGAAATGAATTTTGCAAATTGGGAACAAAACATTAGGTTTTTAGTAGCGATAGAAGGTGCTATTACCTCTATTGGTGCAATAGCTATTTATCAAGTTAATAGATAGCAAAACTATTACTACCAACAGACAGGTATATGAGTAGAAAACTTAACGGATAAATTATGAAAGAATTATTTGAAGAAGTCGAAAAGAAAGGGCTTAAAGTAGTATTTGGTTTGGAAGCACAAGGGCATATCCCGACCATAGAAGCAGAATTAAAAAGGTGGAACGATAATGAGTATGGAAATGATATGACTTATTGTAAAGCAGTTTGGGAGGGTATTGGTAAGAAAATAGGTTGGTGTTCATTCACGGCTGCCCTTTCTTATTTCGAGTACCTTAATGAAAAGGAGAATGGTAGTTAAGTTTTTTGCTTATATACCATGTTGTATGGCGAAGCGTACCGTTTCAATGGCATACAACGTAAAAGCTATGGTGCGTGGCTTTCAACAACGCATCTAAACAAAAATAAACTTTGAATTATGAGTACAGTATCAGAAAACAACCAACAGCCATGCACTGTAGCGGATGTTAGCTGCTGGCGATTTATCAAAGGTGAGCAAAACGAAGTGAACCTAATTGAAATGCCTACGGGCGAAAACTTTGAAATGCTATTTGATGACGGTAGTGTTTGCGAATTTTACGATGACGATATGCCTTTTGCTGAATGTATTGCTTGGCGACCACTCGCTTGCAGCTAACGTTTTGCGGTATGAAAAGTTGGGGATTAAAAGAGATAAACTTTCGCACCGCCACAATGATAAATAATAGTATTAACCTTCGGGAAACTACACACGCCCCCCGATCGTGACTGGGAAAC